CTTGGTTTGTTCTCTATATGATTATTCAATAAGTGTATCGCAAAATCACAATGTAAATTTTCATCTTTAAAAATAAGTGAATTAGCGTTACATAAACCTTGCATAATTCCTCTTGATTTTAACCAAAATATTGAACAGAATGAACCTGAGAAAAAGATACCTTCAACCGCTGCAAATGCTATTAGTCTTTCTTGGAAAGAAGCGTTTTCAATCCAATCCAAAGCCCATTTAGCCTTTTTCTGAACCGCAGGTAATCTATCAATCGCGTTGAAACATTCGTCCTTTTCTTCAGGATTTGAAACGTAAGTATCAATTAGAAGTGAATACATTAATGAATGGATATTTTCCATCATAAGTTGGAATCCATAAAAGAATTTAGCTTCAGGATATTGTACTTCCTTTAAAAAGTTTTCCGCAAGATTTTCATTTACAATACCGTCAGACGCCGCAAAAAATGACAATACATTTTTAATAAAATATTTTTCATTGTCTGAAAGATTTTCCCAGTCACGTATATCATTAGTTAAGTCTATTTCTTCAGCAGTCCAAAAAGCTGCTTGGTGTTGTTTGTAATATTCCCAAATATCATTGTATTGAATTGGGAAGATGACAAATCTATTCGGATTTTCTACCAAAATTTTTTCCATTGTTAATTAATTTTTTTTTTAAGATTGTTTTTGTTGTTGTTCTCTTTGCTTCCTTTTTTCCAAAAGTTCTTTAACTCTATCTCTTTTTTGTTCTTCTTTCTGTTCCTCAAACCCTAAGAAAGTTACAGAACTTTCAGTGTCGATTTCAAGTAGTTCATTATCAAACTTACAGTTTTCAAATACCACACCATCAGAACCAATACGAGATTTAGTTATTGCAATAGTAGCCAGTTTCATTTCTTTTTGTTGTAAAGTTTTAGCCACGGAAATGATAACGTGTCCAACTTGTGCTTTTTTAATAGAACCACCCATCTGGTCGGTGGTAACCACTTCTGATGAAATTGATGAACGGTTACCTTGAGTTGCGGTCCATCCAACTATATCCAACTCGTGGCACATAGCTTCAAAACCTCTCATAACTGAACCTTCACTTTTCCATTCATCACCAAGATTTTTGTCAGGTACTACACAATCAATATAATCCAATAGAATCATATCAATTTTGTTTCCTTCAGCAATCATTTTTCTAACTTGGTTTTTAATTTGCATCATAGTTAGTGTGTCTGAAGGTAATTTTTTAAGGACTAACTTATTTGTCATAGTTTCCTTAATATCGGTAATTTTATTCATTACCTCTTCTTTCTTGTTTGCCAAATCATCAGGGGCAATTCCTGTCCAAAGAGTAAAATGTTTTCTTTGAATAATCTTTGGGTTATCTTCAAAGAAAATTTGTAATACGTTATAACCTAAGTTAAACGCGTGATTACTTATTTTTGTTAGTAATGTAGATTTACCAACACCTGTTGGAGCTAAAATAACTCCAATTTCTCCTTTCGCCAATCCACCTTTCAATAATCTATCAATACCAGGTATTCCCATAGGAATTGGATGTCTAAAATCGTCGTTCAATACTTCGTCAAGATTGTGGAAAACATCTTCAGTTCCCCTATCTACTTCACCAACCTGCAAAGCTTTACTAACCATCTCTTCAAGTGTGTCATAGTTTTCAAACTCACCACTGTCAATGATTTTTTGAGCCTTAGTCATAACTTTCTGTAACTCTTGTTGTTTACAGAATTTTAATGCCTTTTCTTGAACATAATTACTACCCTCCAAAGGAGAATCTTGTATTTTCTTCAACGTGTCGATAACTATTTTCGCCGCTAACTCCTGTTGAATCTCTGATTTAGTAATTTGTAATAATGTCTCATAAGACGGACTTGATTCATACTTCTTATAGTATTCCTTAATCATTTGAATTAAGATTTTGAAATACTTGTTTTCGAAGTAATTTGGTTCAATAACATCAATGATTGAGCGAGCGAATTCTTTGTCTACAATGATTTGGTTAAGAAGTTGTAATTGGAAAGTTTCTCCCAAATAATTAAAATTTTTGTCTGAATTCATACTCTAAAATTGTTCTTGTAATTGATAAATATTAAACCGAAAGTGGAAGTCCTAGATACTCGTAAGTTAAATTTTCACCTGAAAAAATGTCAGTAAGACCTTTTAGAATGTTTTTTAGGTATGGGCGTACGTCAACGGTATATCTTACCTTTGGTGGGTATAATTTAGCGTCAAATTGTCTATGACAAAGTGTCTGTTCACCTAACTTAATGTAGATGTTAAAGTACTCAGGACCATTAGTCATTGATGTGTCTAACACTGACTCATCTTCAATGATTTGATTCATATTATCCATCATATAAATCACAGTTTTTGTTTTCAAATCTAAAGCAAGGTCTTCCTTAACTTCACTTAAAAATTCATACAACTCTAAAGAGTTTTTTGAATTAGGGTTATACCCTTTTACATTGTAAAATCTTTGAACGATGATTTTGTCGTTTAGAGTTAAAAGTAACTCCATCTTTGTGATTTCTTGTTCTTTCATAATTTATTTGTTTGTTTGATAATTTCTTTTTTCTTTTCTAGTTAATTTCATAAATGGTTTAATAAAGTTGACCCAAGCATCGTCTCCTTTTGGTAGGTATTTAAAGAATCCGTTTTCCATCATCATTTTAATTAAATTCTTATAACCTCTACCGTCAGGGTCTAATGATTCTCGATAATATAGTTCAACAAGTTCTTTAGCATCGTCAGTTATTAAAGGATTAGACAAATCTACGATTTTTTCATTGATTTCAAAAAATTCGTTTCCAAATATACCACTTTTTGTTTTACCAGTTAGTAAATTTTTAAGAGCGGTATTGTTCTTATCCGATTCAAACATTTCTTCTGCCTTTGTTAAAATATCGGAAACATTAACTGTATTTTCAAGTAGCTCGGGAAATAATTTAACTAAAGTTTTCTCACCTAAATAATAGATTCCATCAATATTATCTGATTTATCACCTGACAATATTTTATATGTCTTAATGTTTTGATGTGGAAATTCATAGTGATAAATTTTTATTTTATCACCATTCTTATACATAGTTTTAGTGTTTGGAGAATAGATTGATACTTTATCTGATATCAATTGTGTTAGGTCTCTGTCTGATGAAAATATAGTCTTATTTTCATCGTTTGATATTTGACAATAATAAGCGATTAAATCATCAGCCTCATTATTGTCAATATCAATTTGTCTTACAAACATTTCCTCAAGATATTGTTTTACCCTTTCTTTTTGTTGGTAAAATGAATCTTGTTTGTATTCGTTTTCTTCGGAACGTCTGTTTTCTTTATATTGTGGATATATTAATTTCCTAGCGGAAGAACTACCCTCCCCATCCCAAAATACGACTACTTTGTCGTAATTGTATTCTTCAATGAATTTACGAAGAGTGTTAATAAAATGCCATATAGCACCTACGTGTTCCCCTTTGTGGTAAAATTCTTTTACCCCGTGAAATCCAATTTTTAATAAGTTGTTACCGTCAACTAATAATGTTTTAGTCACTTAAGTTTATTTAAAGTGTTAGAATTCTTTTTCTTCTCTCAAATCAAAGTCACCATCAGTTCCGATGATTTCTTTCCAATAATCTGCGTATTCTTTTTTGTACTTTTCAATTGACGCCTTTTCTTCTGACGCTTCTTTACCCGCAATAAATCCGTGAGGTGTAACGATTATCTTACCGTCCTCGTATCCTAAACCATTGATGTGGTTCTTTAATACAGACACTTTAGTTCTTGATGCAAATTTAACTGTACGTTTGTCTTTTGTTGCAGTGATTTTAGTCGTACCCGCACCTTTTTGATTACCAAATAAAAATACCAATGATGAGTTCAACCAAATTGCTTCACCACCTTTAGCCTTAATCTTAGGTTGACCAAAAGGATTATCAGGTAATTCTACCCAAGGTTGGTTAACAATGATTAATGTATTCTCATATTTTGAGTCCGCTTTACGTGAACCTGAAATACGTTGGTTAATACCCATACCAATCTTATCCGCCAATGTAGATGCGTTGTGTTGTTTACCACCTTTACCTTCGTAAGTCATCTTACAAGGAACAGAACCAACTGAATCCCACATAAAACACAAACTATAATCTAACTCACCTTTTTCTTGTGCGTCCAATAATTCGTTAATATAATCAGTGATTTGTTCAATATAGTCAAAGTTATTATTAAAGATATAAAATCCATCCCAATCTAATTCACCTGTTTCTTCGTCAACAACTTCTTCACAATCAAAACCCATAAGTTTTGCGTGTTCAAAAGACCATTTTTGTTCGGTGATTATGAATACAGGTAATATACCTTTCTTTTGAGCATCAACCGCAGTCTTAACTAACGCAGTTGTTTTACCCGTATCTGAGTGACCCAAGAACATATTTAAATGTCCAATAGCAGGTCCTGGCAATCCTACCGCATCCAAAAAGTCAGCCCCCAAATCAAAAAATCTTTGTGGTTTGTATTTTGCGGATGTTGAGAATTTATTCTTTATCGATTTAAAATCTGTTTTTTTAATTGCCATATGTCTATGTTATTATTTGTTTTTTAGTTAAAAAGAAAGAGCTTGGACACTATGTCTATACAAATGTCCAAGCTCAATAGTTTTTTATTAGAATGGCATATCGTCATCAGGTTCAGCGTTCGCTTGTGGGTCAACATATGATGATGATGCACTTGTTCCACCACCCATACTCATTTCTGAAGTAGAACTATCACCATATACGTATTTACCTGCGTCTGAATCCCATCTTGGAGTTTCTCCACGTGCGATTGCTTCTAAGTAATCCTCAGGTTTTTTAGAATATACATCTCTCCAACTTAACTCGTCATTAATCCAAGAGTCCATTGTACCCTTCTCTTCGTGAACAGGACTTGGGTCATCATACATAACTGTTTGGATAATAGTATAATCTTTACCTTTAGGTGTTTTAGCTTTAGCCAATTCGATGATTAAATCACGACCTTTTTCAGGGTCAGTAATATCACCTTTAGCTCTCCAAATTGGAATGATTTTGTCAAGAACACCTTCGTTCTTGTAGTTGTGTTTAAAACGCCAGAATTTAACACCATCTTCAGGTTTATCTCTGTCGATTACTTTAACGATATAAAATTTTCGTGATTTGTATTGTTTTGCAAGTTCTTTGTCGGATTCCTTACCTGTTGAGATAAGTTCCTCATAAACCTCGTTTAGAGGTGAACGCTCGTTGTCGTTTTTTGATGGGTCGTAAAGTTTGTTCCATTGACCACCTACTTGTACTTCGTGAAACCAAGCCTCAACAAATGGTGAACTACCATCTTTAGTTGGGAGGATACGAATACGTTTTTGTGCTGAATTTTGTCCTTGTGGAAGAATTGCTGCGAAATACTTTTTCATTCGCTCATCCATAGACATTCTGTTACCGCCTGAAGTACCTGACTGTTGTGCTTTCTCGTACTGAGCTAAGACTGAATCTAATGTTGACATCATAATAGTTTGTTTTTTAAAATTTTAATTACTTATTTGTAACCAAAATATAAGACTAACAAACCGTTTTGTCAAACTTAAATTCCAAAATTCTTTTGTTGTTCAGGAGTAAAAGATGTTCTAATTTCAGATGGTGTAAAATTCTCAACTTCATCTGTAGTTAGAATATATTCATTCTTACCTGACTTTTCCATATCACCTTCTTTATCGATGAAAAAATCCGATAGTTTTTGATTATAAGGACCTGAATCTAAACTTCTTAACTCTAATTTTTCTTGTGGAGTTTTTGGTCTATACTTTTCTAACTTAGCTTCTAATGAATTAACTTTGTTCATCAATTCATCCATTTCGCCTAATTTGTTTTCTAAATTTTCTAAATGTTTAAATAAGTTATCGAAATACTCATCTTGTTTGTCAGAAATCTTTTTTTGACTATCAACTAAATCAGTGATATCTAATTCTTCAGTATCAGTTTCTTCAGACTCACCTTCAGGTTCACCTT